GGACTCTTATCATCATCGGTCCATGCTAATGTCATTTGTTTTCCTTATGTAATATAGTGACTTTTCCATCACTCTTATAATGGCAGACTTCTATGTTAGCAATCATAGCACGTTGGACCATATCCTTAGTTCCCTTGGATAAATCCCATAGATGGTCATGAAATGCAATTACTCTATCAGGATGTTCATAGTCAAGCATCTGTTGATTCCTGATAGGTCCGGCGGCTTTATGATAATAACCCCATTGTGCCGGATATACCTTAACTTCTAGTCCAAGTTTTCTAGCTGATAATCCAGCCATCTTATCCGCGCCGCGACAGTTTCCATGTATTACTATAGTATTCTTACCATAGGTAGATAATACTTCACCTATCAATTCTGGATTACTCCATTCTCTATCGCCTGTTATTAGTATCTTCATGTTAGCAATCATGATAAAGAGTGCAACATTCGATATCAGTATTGCAGTTATCTGATAGCCATATTACCGTGGCTAACAAGATTATGATTACTAGGATTGAAGTTAGGAATTTCATCGTTGGTCACATTCAGTTACGTAATTGACAAGACTAATCGCCGTTTTCTCATTAGTGCAATTCACGCAATTAACTGCGGCCGTTGGTGCTTTCCATACGTAATGACATTGGTTACAGAAGTTAACATATACAATACCAGTATGACTAATTTTCTTCGGAGTAAAATACGATGCAAATGGACTATCCTTGTCCATCATCTATCCTTTATTGTTATCGCCAGCAGGATTAAGATTCTGATTCAAAGTCGCGCGCTTACCAGCAGTGAAACTCTCAATTGCTTTCTTGCGAGCGACTTCGATATCTATGCCAAGAGTCTTGGCAAGCATGACCGCAATCTGTTCTGTTGGGCTGAGCCTTGTTTTCTTCGTTCCGGTAGGTTTGTAAGGTGCGGGCTTGTATTGAATATCTTTCAGTTGAAGCTTTTCTCGTTCGGCTTGCGTCAGGCGGGCAGATAAGTCTATCAGGTATTGGTTACTGGCATTCATTCTGATTTGAGCCTCGTTCTCTTTAGCACGAGCCTCAAATAGAATGTCTTGAAATTCTTGAATGCGTATTCTTACGAGGGCGGCTATCTTGAATTGTTTCTCAGCTACCGGAACCGATTCATCACCAGCAATGCTAATCCTGATAGCCTCAAGGGATTCAGTTTCAGCATTGTAGAATGATTTAGCATCTGTGATTGGTGCTGGCCCTGTCTTATCTGATGTTACCACTGATACTTTATCGGTTCTAATTTCGGCAGGATTAATTACTGTGGCAGAATGATGCGGACCTTCTTCGATAGCACGATAACCGCATGGCCCTGGTAGATGCTCTATCTTGTTACCCTTACCATCTAGTATTGTAGGTTTGTCGTTCTGTTCTATCGGTTGACCTGAATCATTCAATAACATGATACCCTCGTGTGGTGATTGACTAAGAAATTCTGATGGACGCCAGGTCGAACCCCGGTCGCCCCTCGGTTGCCCCTCGCCCGCCTCCGCCTCGTTCCCACGGTGCCTGCCGGCCGCTAACTCGCTCGCCAGCAACGACTTAGCCTCGATTTCGACCCTACCTATACCCGGTCCCTATCATACCACAGTCGGGCTGAGATGTCAAGTGTCCTCTTTAGGTGACACCTTCCGGTAGTAGTTAGTTTAGTAGTATGATAATATATATATATATATACATAAACTACCCACTACCGGAAGTGTCCTAAAAAACGGACATGTCACCTAACGTGGACAGTGGGCACCCTCTCCCAACCTAGGGGGGAGATACCCGAGGGCGATTTCGCCGCTAACCCCTTGATTCGAGACGAGTTACGGATTCAGGGGCAACTTGGATTCACCGCGGAACCAACTGAGGACCAATCCGGAACCAACAGGGAAACGACTTGGCGTATTTCTGGGAAAAGTGATAATTCTCATTAAATTAATTCAAAACTAACAACAAATCTAACAACCTAAACTAAAACTTATCTGAAAAGTATTTTATTCCGAAAGTGTCCACTTCTTAGGTCACTTCGTTCTTTCCGGCCATGTTCGGCGGAATCCGGTCGATTGTGCTTGACATCTATCTCTACCTGTGAGACAATGGTCTCAGGTTCGGGAGAGAGGCAATCCAGCCAACCAACGAACCGAGGGAGATGAAAGATGGAGACCAAAACAGCATCGTTCACAATCGGCGAGGTAAAAGGGCCTGATGGCACTCAGGTCAAGGTCGATGCCAAGGTCGAGTTTGAATACGAGGAATATGCCTCTTTGGATGAGGCGAAGTGGAGTGACAAAGACTTGCTTGCGCTGGTGAACAGTCAGACAAAGGCGAACGCTCGCGCGGCCAAGTATCAGATGGAACTGAAACTCCGTGGTCTCGTGCCGGACCCGAACGATATCCTCGTGATTCGTGCCAATCTCATCCGGACCTACACGAAGGCGAATATCCCGGAAGAGATTGCCGTGGCACAGGTCGATTCTCTTCTGGCGGCTCAGTTGGCGGCTCGTGCGGAAAAGCTCGCGGCTGCCAAGTCGTAACCCTCTGGTAGTAGAGATGGGACTAGGACTGCAAACTAGTCCCATTTCTTTGTCTGTATGGTTCCGCTGCAAGTGATACCCTGAAAGTGTAATCCCGCAATGCGTCATTATATTGACAATCCAATGTTTGCAGGCATTCTCGAATGGCATTGTTCCTGCATATCATCCTGTCGTGACTGCTGTCTCTTGTCTTGCCGTTGGCGATTTTGCCAATCTGCTGCGGCTTAAGGCGAGTCGAGAACATGAACGGTCACATCATCACTACTGCCAGACTCTCATCATTGCGGATTGAATGCCTGCGGGTATCTTCCCTGATGAGAGTCTGGCGTAGTCTCTTCGAGGTAACGACATGAAATGCGCCAGTTGTAACAAGACTCTCGAGAAGGATGCGCCGTCAATCCGCTGTTGGTCATGCAATCGCATCATCTGCATGGTTTGCGTTCGTTTCATTGGCCTATGCAGCGTTTGTGCTGCTAGGTTGTAAACTCGTAACTCGTGAATGGAGAATCGAAAATGTCAGACAAGAAGGGTCCATGTCCGCATTGTCACATACCCGACAAGTCGCAACATTCTTTGCGACAAGCCGGCATCTGTGATGGGCTGAGGACTGGCAAGCTCAAGTTTGATGGCTCCGACAGGGTAGTGAAAGTCTGCAAGTAATCCGCCAGTCATCCTACCAACAATGGCCCGTTGTCCTAATCAGATGACGGGCCATTTCCTTTGATAATCAGTAGGCGAAAGTAAAAGCGAAAATTCGCCGCCACACAACGAACGGGGCATCATCAATAGTAGGACCGCCTGAGTCTATTTGTCCCTCACCAGGGGCATCCTGGTATCATTACGGCATATGTTCATTTGTGGGATTATCAACAGTTACAGTCATCATCTACTAATAAGTTAGTAGGATTTTGCCTCTCTTGTCTACTATCGATAGACACTATCACCTACCATCATCAGGTTCTACCATCATCATCAGGCCGGCACTGGACACACAGAGATGCTAGTATACTAGTGTATCAGTATACTAATACAGATGTCCGACCATTTGAATCGTATATAGGGACGATGAATGTCCGACCATTATAATCGTATATACCCCATGCCCAGTTCTTAGAGTCTCATATCCCCAAGATTCCAAAAGGTGGTAATGCATGCACTATGTCCTTAAAACTTTACCTTAAAACTTTCCTTAAAACTTAATTAAAGTTCAGCTAGATTAATCTGAAGTTCAGTTGTTATTGTTGTTGTTATCGTTATTGAAAGTTCAGAAGTCCTTGACATCTCTTGTCGGATGTGCTATACTAAAACTTGACGGAGCCCCGGTCGGGTTCTGAACTTCCCTAGTTAAATTGATTCTGATTGAATTCAACTCTAAAAGGAGTATTCAATGGTTCTGCTTTGTCTTCTAATTACCATTGGTCTTGGTAATGGAGTAATACCTCAAGGGCCATCGATTATTAAGTTAGATGGAATTGACCAATCGGTGACTGTTGTAGTAGGTCAATCATTCTCAGTTCAGGCTAATCATGATGGTGCTAATACTACTGGTTATAGATTATTTATAGATGATGCTCTTGTTAGTGAATTACCAATATCAAGTCTAAGTAATGGTCTAATCACTTTCACTGGAGTTACCGTCGCTACTCGCGGGTCGCATTCGATTCGTATCGTGGCATTTAATCAAGATGTTGAAGCTAGTTCAGCTCCATTTCCATTTAGTTCTACCCTCCCATCGCCGACTGCTCCAACCTTAATTCAGATAATTATTACAGTTGCTCAGGATGGTTCCATCACCTTGCAGATTAGTCCACCTAATATTGTTAAGTAATTTTATGAATCCCTTTGAGGCCCTCAGAACAGATTTAGCTAATGGTCTATATATTGCGAATAGCATGATGACTGGAATTATAATTGATATTAAAGGTTCTAAATATAGAATTGGTGAATCCGGTGAACTAAGGCGGCTCCGGCCGAAGATTCATGGTAAGCGAGCTAGGAAGTTAGATAAGGCTCAACGATTGATTAAGAGAGGCAATACGAATGCCAATGTTAATCGTGGATGATGAATCATTCGCCATTGAGCAGGCGAAATTGAATAGAGAACCACCAGGGGCAATTTTTATTCCAAAGAAACATGGTGGTAGACGAAATGGTGATACTGATGTTCCTATGCCGCTCCGTAAGGTAATTGCTGAAGAAGCTGTCAATGGCACTAATTCAAATGAACTAGCCAAGGTATTTGGAATATCTCATGATTCTATTAGCGCCTATAAACATGGAGCTACGTCCTGTGCTACTTATAATAAACCTAATCAAGAACTACAATTATTCGTAGATAAAACTACAGAGAAGATAAACGTGAGAGCCAAGAATCGAATTCTCATGGCTCTTAAACATATCACTGAGGAAAAACTAAAGGAGGCAAAGCCGCGAGACTTAGCAGCAATTGCTTCTGATATGGCTAAGGTTGTGGAAAAGACTGCTCCCAGGGTTCGGGAAAATGTAAGTAATACAATAGTGTTCTACTCACCAACTCAGAATAAGGAGGAGTCGTATGATTCCATCGCTGTCTAATTCTTCTGGAGTAGCTCCATCAATGCTAATCTCAACGGCGGTTAGAATCAGAGGCCGGATTAAGGCATTGAAGTTTACTTATGGATTCATCACTGGTAAAGATGGAAAGAATTACTTCTTTCATTGGTCTCAGGTTGATGACCGTTCTCCGAGAACCTTCAAGCAATTGGAACAGGGGACTACTGTAGAGTTTACACCTACCAAGGTTGAGGAAGATGATAGGGCTGATTCTGTCGTCGCTATTGATTAGTTCTAGCGCCCCACATCAATAGACTAAGTGGAAATAGTAGAAGTAACATCACCAGTCGAGGCTGAACTAAAGAAGGAATGGAAGGCCCATCCCAAGCAGGAGAAATTTATCTCCTTGCCATTCTCATTTAAGGAAGCATTCTATGGTGGTCACAAAGGCCCTGGAAAAACTGAGATTCTGGTATTACTGCCTATACTATATGGGTTCCATAACAATCCTAACTATCGCGGCATCTACATGCGCCGCACCTATTCGGACATTGAACGTGAAATCGTAGAACGTCAGAGAAAGTATTACCCATCTACAGGAGCTATGTTTAATGAACAGAAGCGTAGATGGCGGTGGCCTAGTGGTGCAGTAGATAGATTAGGTCATGCTGAACATGAGCAGGACATTCGAGATTATGATACTGATGAATATCATCTAATTCGGTGGGATGAACTTACGCACTTCCTTGAGTTTCAATATCAATATTTAACATTCACTCGAATGAGGACTACCGACCCATTCCTACCAGCAATATGTAGGGCCGCTGGTAACCCTGGGAACATAGGACATAATTTTGTTAGGAAACGTTTTATTGACCCCTGCCCCGCGGGATTCAAAAGGATAATTGATAAGAAGACTGGTCTTAGTCGAATATTCATACCTGCTGAAATTCAAGATAATCCATCAATCCTAGAGCATGACCCAAATTACATATTACTATTACAATCACTTCCTGAAGCTGAAAGACGAGCAGCATTCGGTGATTGGTATACATTCAGTGGTCAGGTATTTGAGGAATGGCGAATTGCTCCATTTCAAGGTGAACCTGAGACTGCATGTCACGTAATTAAACCATTCGAGATTCCTAAATGGTGGCCTAGGATTGCTACGATTGATTGGGGTTTCCGCGCTTACACTCATATTTTATGGTCAGCTATATCTCCTGATGGGAGAGTCTATATCTATCGTGAATATGCTGAGAAGAAAAAGAAGGTCGAAGAATGGGGACCAGAATTCGCTGCTGCACTAACTGTTAATGATGAAACTTTAGAAGCTGTTGCAATTGACCCATCTGCTAGACAAGAACGTGGGACTGGAACTATATTAGAACAATTCAAAATCGCGACAGGTTATAATTCGGATGATGGTAATCCCCGTATGGGTTCCCTTCTCATGGCGGATAATGATAGGATTAGTGGAAAGCAATTAATCCATGAATATTTAAGGTGGACTCAGAAGCCGCATAGAATCATTCCTGCTGAGGGTTTTAGTCCTACTCGTGCTATGGAACTATATCGCAAATATGGACCTAGGGCTTATGAAGATTATGTAATGACATTCCAGCCACAGTCTCCTGAGACTAACCTACCTAAGATGCAGATATTTGATAAAGCTGCTCCATTGTTAGTAGATACCTTGCCCACTTGCATTTACAAGGAAAAGAAAGACGGCCAGAAGCCTGAAGACATAGCAGAATTCGATGGGGATGACCCTATTGATAATTTAAGATATACTCTTAAACTTGCTGACCACTTAATTAGGGATGCCAATTTAAAATCTAAATCAGCTAATGAAATTAGGCCAGATGAAGATATGACTTCATTCTATAGAAGAATGGAAGCTAAGGAGAAGAAAGAAGCTGAGGATGATACCGATGTTCCAATCTCTAGATTCCATCGTGCTCGTAGGGTTGCTTGATTCTTATTAATGTCAATTGATTAATTAGTAATTGAGATAATCATGAATCTAATAACATGGTTCCTAGGTCCAAGAGAATTAAAAGTCATTGAAGTTGATTGTAAAGCTTGCATGGCTAAGGATAATCATATCAATGACCTTAGAAGGTTGTTAGGTATTAGAGAATATCAGGAAGTCCCCACTAATGTAGAACCTGAAGTAACTGGTGGAATTAAGCCTAGCATTAGGGATATGAGACTTAGGAAGTTAGAAGAAGAATTAGAACAAATGCCCGCAGCGGGTGAGAATTACTGGAATAGGGTTAAAGAAGTTCGTGAGCGACGGTTAAGACAAGAATCTGATACCAAAGCGGCATTAGAAGATGTAGAGGTGGAAGATGCCGTGGCAGCAAGTGATGAAGAAGTTCAAGCGGGGCCAATTACATAGTGGTAGTAAACATGGTAGGATGGTTAAGGATAGGAAACAGGCTATTGCCATAATGCTTTCTGAGAAGGGTGATTCCACTCATTCTGATTCTAGTGGTGGCATGGGCACTAAAATGAAGCGAGTTATGAAATGATGAATGAGATTGAAACTGAATTAATTGAGCAAGAATTATCTGATACAGAACTTCATAAGGCGATAACTCGTCTAGTGGATGAGTTTGACCAGCATGATGAGTATCTACGTGATAGACAAGTTAGAATTCTCAAGAGAAATGAACTATTCATCCAGGGTATTCAGAATATATACTTCTCAGAGATTGCGCATGATTATCGTTACCTAGCAGATGATGGTAATGATAGTGAGGAATATGACCCTGATTTAGATAATAAGAATGCCAATGTAATGATGCCCTATCGTGATTCAGTTGTCGCGGCTCTCTCCGTTGGAATACCTACCACGTTATTCTACCCGAATGATGCCGATGTCGCTGCTGATATATTCGCGGCTCACACGTGGTCCCGTGCCGCCGAACTTATCCGAAGAAAAAACAAGGCTAGATTATTATTCATCAAGGCATTATCAACAGTATGGACTGGTGGTCTAGTAGCTGCGTATAATTATTCTGAAAAAAATAAGAAATTTGGAATGAAGAAGGAACCCATCTATGAAGATATGCCTAATTTTATTAATGATAGTTATTGCCCTGAGTGTGGTAGACGCCTACAATCAGAGCAAACCGCCGCATCAATGGAGGGACTTTATTCCACAATGGAGTGTCCTAATTGTGGAGAAATTCAGCCGGTGGTCGAAGTTACTCAAGAAAAGAAATCAGTCATAAGTGGTTATGATAGCATTCCGAAGGTTGGCGAGAATATTGAAATCTTCAGTGGACTACATGTTCAGATTGCTCCCTGGGCTAAGAAGATTGGAGATACGCCCTATCTAATTCTAAATGAAGAAATGCATATTGCACAGGCCCGTGAGGACCATCCTAGTTTCTGGGAGAAAATCCGAAGGAGTGATTCAATTCTATATGACCGTTGGGCTAGGATGCTTACTTATTATGGTGATGATACCTTGATGGATATTTGCACTAGGCGTAAGGTCTGGCTTAGGGCTTGGGCATTTAATGCAATTACTGACGATTCAACTAGAAAGATGCTTAAGACTTTATATCCTAAAGGTATGAGGGCTACTCTAATCAATGATGTTGTTGTGGAGGTTGAACATGAGGACTTAGATGAACACTGGACTATTGGTATAGACCCCCAGTCCAGCTTCCTTCATGGAACTCCCCAGGCTAATGGAATTATCCCCATCCAAGAGATGACCCGTGAGCATCGTATTCTAACCTTAGAGACGATGCGTTATTCAATCCCCGAGACTTATGTTGTTAAGAATATATTGAATTGGAATGCTTTGAAGAATCGTGAAGTCAAACCAGGCTCTTTAGTTCCAACCAAAGACCCGACTGGTAAATCGTTAAGTGACCATTTTTATACATCAAAGACTGCATCCCTATCTCAAGAACATGCTTTCATGGGAAAGCAATTACAACAGGATGGTCAATTCTCTAGTGGTGCTTTCCCATCAATCTATGGTGGTTCCTTAGAGGGTGGTAGTGGAACCGCCGCAGAATATTCAATGAGTCGTGCTCAGGCATTACAGAGGTTACAGACTCAATATGCAATTTTATCATTTTTCTGGGCTGAGTTAGAAGGTAAGGCTGTTGCTGATTTACTATCAAATCTCAAGGAAGATACTAACTACGTAGTCCCACAGGGTAATGGCTTCCTAAATATTTGGATACGTAAATCCCAGATGAATGGTGAGGTTGGTCAAATTACCACTGAAAGTTCAGAACAGTTCCCAACATCATGGGCACAACAGCGAGATATTTTATATCAGCTAGTGCAAAGTAATAATGATTTCATCAATCAGGCATTATTTCATCCTGAGAATCGTCATCTATTCGCCGAAATTATTGGTTTGGCAAATTTCTATGTGCCAGGTGATGAAGATAGAACTAAGCAGCTAGGTGAAATTGTTGAGTTAATGAAGGGCCAGCCTATAGCTGGTCCTGGGATAATGTTACCTACGGTTCCTATAGAGGAAGACCTGGATGACCATGAAGTTCATATTGAAATTATAAAAGCCTGGTTAGTTAGCGATGTTGGTCAAGATGCTAAAATCAGTAATCCTCTAGGTTATCAAAATGAAATGGCTCATTTGAAGATGCATGTAATGTATATTCAATCAATGATGCAGGCTCAAGCTCAGGCACAAGAATCTGAAGACGTTAGTGAACCTAAATAGTTGGAATGATAGGAGTTAATCATGGATGACGAAACTGATGTTGATGTTGATGTCGAAGACCCTTTAGGTGAAAAAGTAGACA